CACATCCTCATAAAAGATACGTGCCAAAGGTGGACGAGAGGCATACTCAGCGACAAACATATTTGCTGGTGCAGCCATGTTGAATTTATTATAAAGATGGCAAGCTCCTTTTGAACCTCTGTTATCTGTCGTTGAATCCAAGTCATAACTATCGACACCACCCACGCCTATGTGGTCATTGGCTGGGTGCATTTTACCGTTTATTATTCTGTGTTTGTTTCTATCTTCTGGTTTGGGCATCCAAGCTACACGCCACCTACCTTCTTTGTTTGGGTTAAACACAACTTCTTTGTCACTAACACCTTCTTTCCAGCTAAAGTTGCCACGAACCACAGGGTTAGGGAACAACTCTTGATTGTGTTCTATCTGCTCGTATATCCTCCCGATATTAAAAGTAGAACCTTCTATGCTATCACGCATAGCCTCATCAATAGTAAAAGGAAACTGCCTAATCTGTTCGTTCAGTTCTCTGGCATCGTGCTTCAGCGCATCTCTTTCATTTTTGAGATAAGTCTTAGCACCAATATCCACATAATCCCCATCAATCGTTTTAACTGGTTTTTCTGGGTCTTCCACAATTGCGTTACCGTACTCGTCAAAGAAACCTTCGAGAGCTTCGTAGGCTGGTATAAATAATCTATATAGTCCAGTTTTTGTTCTTCCATTTGCGTTTCTATCGTTTGGGTCTGAATCTCTCCAAAGCTCCTTGTATTGTCTACCGCCTTTATCCATTGGGTTTACAGTAGAGCCTACTAAAGCTTTACCTACAATTCTTCTACCCACAATTAAACAGGTTCTCTCTATACGCCAAGCTTCACGAATATCTGTGGGCTTCTCCCACTTGCCTGCCTCGTCAAGATAAAGCAAATGAAGTTTCTCACCATCGTATGCGTTGTTCGTAGTGTTTTTCCAATTTATAACTGTATTTAACGCTTCCCCTTTATTGGATGTTTTGTTGTTTTTGGTGATGCGCTTAGAGGGTTCACGAAATGCCAGCTCCATACGAGGATTGGTTGTACCGTCCTGTATGGGCTTGAAGAAAAAAGGAAGTGATTTATACATCGTTACCACCTTTTTCATAAAGATGTTTTCCTGTGCATCTTTACCTGTCTTAGACTGTATTCCTAATAGCTTTTCTTTTACCTGTGTACCTTCGTCTACAAGTATTGCTGATGATATGTTAGTGTACCCAGAACGTCTACACTTTACATAGTTCTGACCCATAGAGCGTGGGTCTAACTCACACGCAGCAAAGTGTATAAACAGTCTTCTCTGAAACTCTAAATAATACCCGTACCCGATGTCCAGCTTCTCCCACTGGAGCATCATGTAGTGTCTCCCAGTAATATATGTAGGCTCACCATCATTATAAAACCAGAAACCCTCACGCCTACGAATAAATTCCTTTTCGATATACGAAGAAAACCTCTTTTTAAATTCCGAGGGCATCTCGTACCACTCATCCATAGAGCGAATCCTACGCAACTCCTCTGGCACATCGAGTCTTTTCCACATTTGCAATTCACGAGGTTTATCGTGGTTATGGATTTCTTTTTTCTTGGGGGCTTTGGGGAGCTGAATGAGAACCTCACCGATTTCGATGACCTCTCCATCCGAATCGTTGGGACATATATTGACCACGTACTCATCGTATCCCTCAACTTTCTTAAGACCTGCCATCGCATTATTCGTAATAGTAGATATGGTAATGCTCCCCTTCGTACCTACATTTTTTTTCACGATTGCACTCTTGCTTGCTTGCAGCGCAAGAAACAATAGCGAGCATAGAGAAAATTATTAATAAACGCTTCATATTGATTTATTTTAATATATTTACATTAAATTAACATTCCAGCTTATGAAAACTATTCTGTTAGCAGCTGGGTTTCTTTTACTAACGTCTTGCGTTAGTAGTGAAAGTATAGCGGTTCAATCATCTTGTTCTTACCACGAATGTGAAATCACCGCCATACACTCCCACGCTTACTGGTATTAATAATCCCAGTAGATGAAGACTTGACTACTTGGAGAATCGCTCTGCGAACCCTCCAGAGTAGTCTTTGTCTTCTTCAATCCCTCCTGTTTCTTTAATTTCTTTGACCATTTGTTCAAGTCGTTGGTATTCAATAAGGAGTTCTTTTGCATCTGTTGCTGTTTGTTTAATGCTTTGTAACTCAGCTTTACGCTGAGAGCCAGAAAGCTCTGCATCTACAGGCTTTCTTATTTCATCAATCATATTATTAATTGCCACCTCCATAGAGGAAAGCAGTCTTGTTGATGCTTCTATTGTGGTAAATTTACGCTTCTTTGACATACACTAGTTCTGTTGTTCGCATTCGATACACAATATCACCGTTTAACAAATCCATCTTGTAGTCCGAATTTTTTCTGTAACCCACCACATCACCAACGCTCGCTCCAATCCATTCTGAATCTTCTGGGAGAGCAACAAGTTCTCCTTCATCTTTAGGTTCTTCTTTGATGCTAAGAATAATGCCAGAGTCACTTGTTTCTTCTTCTGGCTCATCGGGTGGTGCAACAAAACACCAATCCCCAAGCATAGCAATATCACCAGCTTCGTTCTCAATAGCGATGGCGTGATTTCCATATCCTCCATCGGGGTCATAATTAACCAAGTATAAATCATCTCCAATATCGTAACGCTGTTCTACTACTACGTGGTGGTGAAAGTATAAAGTACTACCTGTACAATCACCTAAAGAGCAGTTCGCTGGGCATGCAACAATCTCACCGTAGTTGTACCTGTGTTCAAACTCGTTAAACTTATTGACCAACTTAAGGGTAGAGTCCCCAAGCTTTACCTCATCCTTAAACTTGTTAGGGATGTTTACTATAAACTGACGTAACGGTCTCATGCTATTCAAACTTTAAGTCGTACTCAATGATACAAGGCATGCTGTCTACTGCTTTCCATAGCATAGTGCCTTCTTCGTTTTCTATGTAGATGAGGTATCTTGTTAAAGAGTATTTATGCAGGTAAGCATCATCTTGAACAATGGCTGTTACTTTGGTTGCGCCTGCTCGCATACCGACATAGTATGCCATAGCATCTTTGGGGTCTCGCCCAATAACTATTTTTCTAATCATTTGTATTTAATTTATCAGACCGTGTTGGTCTGTTTAATTTTCTTCTCCGTTTCTTTTTCCGAAGTTTATCCAGTAATCTATTTTAGAAGCATCTTCTTCCTGCTCCATTTTATGAGCTTCTATACAATAAGAAAGCAAGTCTTCTAGCTCTTCTTCATCTTGAACAGCAAAAGAAGACAACAGACTCATGTTGGCTCTGTCTTCACCGTATTCATCAACATGTGTGTTCTCCATGTCTAAAAACCCTACAGCAAGACAAGCTATAAACTCATCTTCAAGACCGTGTTTTTTTACCGTCTCGTTTATTGCGAGCATTAGCTCTTTAATTTCATTAATACATTCGTTCTGGCGTTCAGTCATAATTATGATGCTAGTCTTTCTATTTTAATATTTGATTCAGCAATAACAACCATGCTAGATACCGATGAAGTGGAGGTATCTTTTATTTTAACGTATATTGTGTCATTAGCTGAAGAAAGTCTAGTAGCCGAAAAATGAATAGCTTTTCTGTACTCTACATTTGAGGATAACCCATCTAAATGTTCGTTAATAGTTACAATATCATTTGCAGTTCCAGCATTGTCTTCTTGAAAAAGTATTGCTTTTACATCAGCGGTAGAATGTGTTGTAGTTACAGACACTATTAAACTAACATCAATTTTTATAACACCAGCGTTTACTACTGTTATTTCATTATTCGTAGTATTAATGCTAAATTCAGAACCTACCTTTATACCAAAAGAGCTGTCATTTGTAGTATTGTCTACTGCTGTTAATGGTATTTTTCCTATTGTAGTTGAAACCGCAGAATCTCCTACAAACTTACCAATAATCATAGGGTTCTGAAAAAGACCCGCAGTATCTATTGTAATAGTTTTAGTACTGTTATTTGTCACAAAATTTATCCCAGTCCCAGCAGCTAAATTTAATGTTTGATTCGGTGCGGTAGAT